TTCTGAAGAGTTTTTCAGTTCTGTGTATCCTACGATTTCTTCTGGTAAAACCACAAAAGTATTCATAGTATCTACTCCAAACGGAATGAATCTGTTTTACAAATTGTGGACAGATGCCGAAGAGAAGAACAATGATTATTCTCCAATTTCCGTTCATTGGTCACAAGTTCCAGATAGAGACCAAGAATGGAAAGAGAAAACCATACGAAATACTTCAGAACGACAGTTCCAACAAGAGTTTGAATGTTCGTTTCTCGGTAGTTCTAACACACTTATTTCTACGGAGAAACTTCTTTCGTTAGCTTACAAAGCACCAGTTTATCAACAGGGTGGATTAGATGTTTATCAAGAACCGATATTGGGACATACTTATGTGATGGTGTGTGATGTTGCGAGAGGAGTCGGTCTTGACTACTCTGCATTTTCTTTGTTTGATGTAACGAAGCAACCTTACCGTCAAGTTGCAAAGTACCGAAAAAATGACATTTCACCAATGTTATATCCTAATGTTATTTTCACCGCTGCTCAGAAATACAACGAAGCATTTGTTTTAGTGGAAGTAAACGACATAGGACAACAAGTGGCTGACATACTTTATCATGATATGGAATACGAAAATATGATGATGGTTACGATGCACGGTAGAAATGGTCAACAGATTGGTGGAGGTTTTTCTAAAAATGTATCAATGGGAATCCGTACTACTAAACAAGTAAAACGAATTGGTTGTGCAACTCTCAAAGATATGATAGAGAGAGACAATCTAATCATAGAAGATTTTGATACAATAAGTGAGTTGACAACGTTTATTGGAAAAAGTACATCATGGGAAGCTGACGATGGAACTCATGATGATCTAGTGATGTGTTGTGTTCTCTTTTGTTGGTTAGTTCAACAGAGGTACTTCAGAGAGCTCACAGACCAAGATATAAGAGAAAAAATGTTTTCCGAACAAATGAAAATGATAGAAGAAGAAATGGTTCCTTTTGGGTTTATTGAAGATGGTCATGATCCAGAGGAAAATTCAATTCCTGGCGATGATAATGTGTGGCAACCAGTTGGACAAGAATGGCAGAGAGAATATTATTAGAGATAATTTTCTTTCTTTATTTTCTCAAAACCAAAGTCATCTTCATCTTTCATTTTTTCAGTAACGAGTAACATCAGTAATGCATCAATTTCTTTTTCCAATTCTGGTCTAACACTACGAAGACGATAAAGAAATTTAACGCTACTTTTTTCTACCATCTCTTTACTGACATGAGTAGAGTTGTAATTTTTTTTATTTTGACTTTTAGTTTGTAAAACGAGATGTTCTGGATTCACACAACTATTATTTTCACAAGTTTGATGAACCACCATATTTTCGGCAATGTCTCCTTTGTGAAGAAGATAAGCAAATCTATGAGCTGGTTTGGATTTTCCATCATAAGAGAACATTCCATAACCTTGTTTTTGTTTGGAAGCGTTCCATTCGTGACAATTACTAGATTTATTAATCTTAGCATTGAAACGGTCTATTGCTTTTTGGGGAAACTTCATATTTACCTTACACTAAATATTATTCATCAATTATGAGTATTTATAAATATTATCAGAGTAACGAATACTTCACACAAAAACTCAAAAAATAAATTTAACGGAGAGAAGATATGGCCTTTCAAGTAAGTCCTGGCGTAAATACATCTGAAATTGACCTTACTAATGTAGTAGTATCCGCTGGTACTTCCGTTGGTGGTTTTGCTGGTAGGTTCAATTGGGGGCCAATAGAAGAAATTAAGTTGGTTACAGATCAAGACAATCTCGTAGAGATGTTTCAAAAACCAGACGATAACAACTTTGAAGCATTCTATACCGCAGCTAATTTCTTAGCATACACAAGTGCTTTGAACGTTGTTCGTGCTGCTAACACAACCTCATCATCAGCCACTGCACCATTGAATTCAGCTTCTAATACAGCAACATATGTAAACGTTCAAACAACAACTGTTGAAAGTTTCTATAACACATTTGATCCAGAACAAGGTGGAGCAATTGGTGGTGGTGTTACAGGTTTTGCCGCACTCGGACCATTTATAGCTAAATGGGCAGGTGCTTTAGGTAACAGTTTAAAAATGTCAATTTGTCCTGCTGATAGACCAGAAGCAACAGGAACAAGCACAGTAACATGGACTGCTTCAAGTGGTGTTTTGGAAGGAACATCCTCTTCTCTGTTTTTAGATGAACTAAGAGTTGGAGATGCTATCAAGATTGCAGATGAAGTTGGATTTCATATAGTTTCCACAATTTCTGATCTTAATACTGCTTCAGTATTTGCAACAAGTAGTTCTGATACAGCCGATGCTTCAGGTAAGTCATTCACGATAAAGAAACGTTCTGCGTTTACAACAACTTCTACTTTTATAAAGGGAACTGCTGTAACTACTGCTGATTCAACTGTTGTAACAGGAACAGGAACAATGTTCGACAAACAGTTTGTTGTTGGTGATACAATAGTAATTGGCGGAGAATCACACAGAGTTAATGCTATCACATCAAACACAGTCATTGCAACTACAACAAAATTTAACGGAACTAATGCTGCTGCTGCTATCGCAAGAGAATGGGAATATAAAGGTGCATTTTCTACAGGCGCACCAACGACTTCCACTTTTGCCGATGACAAAGATATGGCACAAGATGAGATTCACGTTGCTATTATCGATGAAAATGGTGATTGGTCAGGAACAAAAGGAGAGGTTCTAGAAGCACACGCTAATATGTCAGTTGCAAGTGGAGCAAGAGATGATCAAGGAGAAGATGTTTTCTACAAGAATTACATCAATAAGTATTCATCATATGTGTGGTGGTTAGATCATCCAACAATGGGTGCACACGGAACAACTGCATCTGCAGTAGCCGGTAACGATACCGCTGGTAACGGAACAATAGTTACTGACGGAACTGCAACATTTCGTGCTTGGGGAGCAACTGCTGATGCTAGTGGAGTTCAAACCACAGATACCTTTGAAAATGCATCATTTCCATTGTCACTTGGTTTTAGTGGTGGAACAGACGGAACAGGTCCATCAGATGCTGATATTATTCGTGCATATGACCTAATGAAATCTGCTGAAGATGTTGATCTTTCACTCGTAATGTGTGGTAATCACAGTTCAACAGTCATAAGACACGTTATTGATAATCTCGCGGATTCAAGAAAAGATTGTGTTGCTTTCTTTTCTCCTGAAAAAGCAGATGTTGTTGGTGTAACAGATTCTTCAACTGCTACAGATAACGTAATTGATTTTAGAGATACTGTCAATAAGAATTCCTCTTACGCTGTTATGGATTCTGGATATAAGTATCAGTTTGACAAACATGCTGATAAATTCAGATATGTTCCATTGAACGGAGATACAGCTGGATGTTGTGCTCAAACAGATCAAGTTCGTGATCCTTTCTTTTCTCCAGCTGGTTTTACCAGAGGTCAAATTAAAGGTGTGGTAAAACTTCCTTACAATCCTAAGAAAGCGGAACGTGATAAGTTGTATCAAGCACAAGTCAATCCTGTTGTTTCATTTCCAGGCGAAGGAACAATCCTTTTTGGAGATAAGACACAATTAACTAAACCATCTGCGTTTGATAGAATCAACGTAAGACGATTATTCATTCTTCTGGAAAAAGCAATTTCAAATGCTGCTAAGTTTCAGATGTTTGAATTCAACGATGAGTTCACACGTTCACAGTTTGTTGCAATGGTAGAACCGTTCTTGAGAGACATTCAGGGTAGAGGTGGAATACAAGACTTTAGAGTCGTGTGTGATGCTTCTAATAATACTGCTCAAGTTGTTGATACCAATTCGTTTAGGGGAGACATTTTCATCAAACCTTCACGAGCTATCAACTTCATTCAACTCAACTTTGTTGCTGTTAGAAGTGGTGTAGAATTTTCCGAAGTCGTTGGTGCTGTTTAATATTTTTGATATAAATAATTACAATAAGATTAGGAGAAAATTAGATGGCAATAGGAAAAATTTCAGACTTTAAGGCGGCGCTCACATTAGGGGGCGCTAGACCCAGTTTATTTGACGTTACAATCTCTGGGCCGGTTGCAACTGTGTCAGGATTAGATGCGCTAGCAAAATCTCAGTATCAATGTACTACCACTTCAATTCCTGGCCTAACTGTTACACCAATGGAAAAACAGTATTTTGGTCGAACAATTAAACTTCCAGGCGAAATGACGTTTGGAACTTTATCCACCACGTTCATTAATCCAGAAGATTATGGAATAAGAAAAGGTATGGAAACTTGGATGGAGTTTATTAACGGAACTCAATCCAATTTAGCAGGAAGTGTATTACCAGCTGATTGGTATGGCAGTGTCACTATAAGACAATATACAAAAAATGGCGATGTAGCGATAGACTTTGATTTTATAGATTGTTGGCCAAGTGCTGTTGATGCAATGGAGTTAAATTATGACACAACAGGAGCAATGGAAGAATTTAGTGTTACATGGGAATATAACTATTACACTTCAACTGCTCAAGATACTTCTACAGCTTTGGGCGACCAAGAATAATTTAAAAGGAAAAATATGGCATTCGCAGTTTCACAATTTAAATCTAACATTGCTTCAAACGGTGGGGGCGCAAGACCCAATTTATTTAAAGTAAAAATAGATAATTCGGTTGATGGTTCGTTATCTTTCAAAAACAACGAAACTATACTAGTTAAATCTGCACAGATTCCAGGCTCAACTATTGCTGCTCTTCCTATAAACTATGTTGGAAGGCCAATTAAATATGCTGGATTTAGAACTTTTGAAAACTGGACAACTACTATAATTAATGATGACGACTTTTCTATGAGAAATAAAGTCATGGAATGGATGAGAACAATCTCTGGTCAACTAGACGGCGAAAGAAATGAGACACATGGTGGTTATGCTACTGCAGCTGGGTTATATTTTGAGGGAACAGCTACTGTTACTCAGGTAAACAAAGACGGTGTAGATGGTCAAAGTTACACTATTGATAATATTTGGCCAACAGTTCTTGGTGAAATTACTCTTGGATGGGAAACTGATGGTATAGAAGAATATTCAGTAGAATGGTGTTTTGATACATGGAAATCAAACTAATATTAGAAACAGATAAATGAATGGCTTTCGCAATATCAGAATTCAAATCAAATCTAAAAGGCGGTGGAGCAAAATCCGCCCTTTTTCAAGTTAATCTTAATTATCCTTTCCCTGTAACCTCCCCCGCGACTCCCGCTAAATTTTTAATATCAGCAGCCTCTATTCCAGCAAGCACAGTTGGAACATACGATGTATTTTATCACGGAAAATCCATAAAAGTTGCAGCAGATAGAACTTATGATGTTTGGGAAACTACAATTATCAATGATGAAGATTTTGGGGTAAGGGAAAAATTAGAACAGTGGATGAGTTTGCTTGCAAAACACAAACTAAATACTAGAAGTAAGGAATTAATTGGTAGTCTCGAAGGTGAAAATGCTGGTTATAAAGAAGATATAAGTGTTACTCAATATAGTAAAAATGGTGATAGTTTGGAAACATATAAGTTTATAGGAGCTTTTCCAACTTCTTTATCTTCCATTGCTCTTAGTTGGGAAAGTAACACAATTGAAACTTATACTTGTTCGTGGACATATGATTGCTGGGAAAAAGCAGCATGAAAAAATATAATAGGAGAATAAATTATGGCTTTTGAAATATTTGGTTTCAAAATTGAAAGAAAGAATCAAGGAGCACCAAACG